TTAATAATAAAACCGATTACAATGACAAAAACGGTTCTGGTAGATATGGCTCGTCTAGAAGAGCTTTTAACTCTCTAAGACTCTATGCTAGAGGTGAGCAATCAGTTAGAAAATATAAAGATGAATTATCTATTAATGGTGATTTGTCTTATTTAAATTTAGACTGGAAACCTGTACCTATTATACCTAAGTTTGTAGATATAGTTGTTAACGGTATGGCAGACAGATCTTACGATATAAAAGCATACTCACAAGATCCAGCTTCTATAAAAGAACGTACTGATTACGTTTCTAGGATAGCTAAAGACATGAGAACTAAAAAGTTTAATGACATGGCTATAGCTGAATTTGGAATAAATTTATATCAAACGGATAAAAGTAAACTACCTGAGTCTACGCAAGAGCTTGAGCTTCACATGCAATTAGATTACAAACAGTCTATTGAAATAGCAGAAGAAGAAGCTATAAATAGTATTTTTGACAAAAACAAATACGAATATATATCTAAAAGAATAAATAATGATTTAGTTGTTTTAGGTATTGGTGCTGCTAAAAGCTCTTTTAATAAAGCAGAAGGTATTAAAGTACAATATGTAGATCCAGCTGATCTTGTGTACTCTAACACAGATTCACCTTATTTTGATGATATATACTATGTAGGTGAAGTAAAAGAAATATATTTAAATGAGCTTAAAAAAGAGTTTCCTGAGCTAACAGACGATCAGTTAAAAGAATACGGTGGTTATAAAGGCTACAACAATATGGCTTATAAACATAATTCAAAAGCTGAAGAGGAAAACAGCGTATCTGTATTATACTTTGAATATAAAACATATGCTAATCAAGTTCATAAAATAAAAAATACAGCTACTGGCGGTAAAAAAGCTATTGAAAAAAACGATACTTTTAATCCTCCACAAGCAGAAGATTTTGAAAAAGTGGATAGAGCTATTGAAGTTATATACGAAGGTGTTAAAGTAATTGGTAGTAAAGATGTTTTAAAGTGGGAGCTAAAGAAAAATATGATGCGACCAAAAGCAGATACTACTAAAGCTCAAATGAGTTACGCTATATGTGCGCCGCGTATGTATGAAGGTCGTATTGAAAGCTTAGTTAGTCGTATGACTAGCTTTGCTGATATGATACAAATAACACATTTAAAGTTACAGCAAGTATTATCACGTATGGTACCAGATGGTGTTTACCTAGACGCTGATGGTTTAGCTGAAGTTGATCTTGGTAATGGAACAAATTATAATCCACAAGAAGCTTTAAATATGTATTTCCAAACAGGTAGTGTTATTGGTAGATCAATGACGCAAGACGGTGATATGAACAGAGGTTCACTACCTATAAGAGAAATAAACACAAGTGGTGGTAATAATAAAATAGCTTCTTTAATAAACACATATAACTATTACTTACAAATGATGCGTGATGTCACTGGCTTAAATGAAGCTAGAGATGGTAGTATGCCAGATAAAAACGCATTAGTAGGTATACAAAAAATTGCTGCTGCTAATTCCAATACAGCAACAAGACACATATTGCAATCAAGCTTGTATATAACCCTAACAATGGCAGAGTGTATTGCGATGCGTGTTTCTGATGTAATAGAATATTCACCAACTAAAGAGTCGTTTATTAAGACTCTAGGTAAGTTTAATGTTTCTACTTTAGAAGAAATGGCTAACTTGCATTTACATGATTTTGGTATATTTATAGAATTAGCACCTGATGAAGAAGAAAAAGCAATGCTTGAAAATAATATACAGCTTGCTTTAAAATCTAATCAAATACATCTTGAAGATGCTATTGATATCAGAGAGGTTAGAAACTTAAAACTAGCTAATCAACTTCTTAAAATAAGACGTAAGAAAAAACAAGAGCTAGATCAACAACAAGCTCAAGCGAACATACAAGCACAAAGTCAAGCTAACGCACAGGCAGCACAAGCTTCTGCAGCGGCTGATATGCAAAAACAACAAGCATTAACAGAATCAAAAGCTCAGTTAGAGCAAATGAAGTCACAGCTTGAAATAGCTAAAATGGAAAGAGAAGCTGCTATTAAAAAAGAATTAATGCAGTATGAGTTTGAAATAAATAGACAACTACAGCAAGGGCAAATAGCTATTGCTAAAGAAAAAGATAAGTTCAAAGAAGATCGTAAAGATGAAAGAACTAAGATACAAGCTACACAACAAAGTGAGCTTATAAATCAAAGAAAAACAAACGCACCGCCTAAAAATTTTGAGTCCGCTGGTATGGATACATTAGGTGGGTTTGGACTTGAACAGTTTGAGCCGCGTTGAAAATAAACAAAACAATTATATAATATTTTATCATGTCAGAACAAACACAACCGATCGAAGAGATCAAAGATGAAGTTGTAGATCAAGTTGAAACTACAACTGAAGAACCTAAAAAAGAAGAAGTTACCTATAAAGAAAAAACAAAAGACGGTACAATAAAACTTGATTTAGGTAAATTTAAAAAATTTCAAGAACAACAAAACGCTGAAACAAATGTTGAAAAAGAAGTGCCAGTGCAAGCACAAGAAGAGCCGAAAGACTCAGACAATACAAAACAGGTTAAACAGCAAGTTGAGGAGCAGGTTATACAAGAGATAACAGAAGAAGAAACTGTTACAGAGAAACCTGTTGTAGAACAACCTGTTGTAGAAGAAACAAAACCAGTACAAGAACAAAGACAGTTACCAGAAAACATTGAAAGCTTGGTAAAGTTTATGGAAGATACTGGCGGTAGTATAGAAGACTATGCTAGATTAAATGCAGACTATACGAACGTAGACAATAACACATTATTAAAAGAATATTACAAGTCAACTAAATCTCATCTTGATAATGAAGAGATTAACTTTTTAATTGAAGACAGTTTTTCATATGATGAAGAACTAGACGAACAAAGAGATATTAGAAAGAAAAAGTTGGCATTGAAAGAAGAAGTTGCGAAAGCTAAAAAGTTTCTTACTGGAATGAAAGACGAATACTACAAGGAAGTCAAGTTGAGTTCTAAGTTGTCTAAAGACCAGCAAGATGCTATTAACTTTTATAACGAATACAACCAAAAACAAACCACTGCCAATGAAATCCAACAAAAGCAGTATAAGCAATTTGAGCAAACCACCAATAATGTTTTTAACGAAAACTTCAAAGGTTTTGATTTTAGAGTTGGAGACAAAAAATATAGGTACAATGTAAAAGATGCAAATGCTGTTAAGGATTACCAGAGTGACATATCTAATTTTGTTAAGGAGTTCTTAGATGAAAATAATATGATGAAAGACGCTGCTGGTTATCATAAAGCTTTATATGCTGGTAAAAATATTGATAAAATTGTATCACATTTTTATGAGCAAGGTAAAGCTGACGCAATAAAAGAAACCGCTGTAAAGTCAAAAAATATTGACATGGGTGCTAGAACTGTTAAACCAGTTGTAGATACTAGCGGTATGAAAATTAAAGTGTTAGGCGGTGAGAATAGTTCTAGGTTAAAATTTAAAATTAGAAAAAAATAAAAACTTAAAAATTTAAAAAAATGGGATTTAACACATCTTTAGGATTAGGTGGATCATTTTCACTTACTCCACACCCAACAGCAGATGTTTTGTCTACAAACTATATTAGTTTTGTTGACGGAAGTGCTGATTGGTCACAACAATATCTACCTGAGTTGTACGAGCAAGAAGTAGAGCGCTACGGAAACCGTACTATCAGTGGATTTTTACAAATGGTAGGCGCTGAAATGCCTATGAGTTCTGATCAAGTTGTTTGGTCTGAGCAAAACAGATTACACATTGCATATAAAAGTGCAGGTGCTGCTGGAAGTACAACAAGTGTAGAAGTAGAAAGTGCCTCTGGTAACACTATTTCACTTGGTACTGCATTAAACAACTCATTAAGAGTTGGTGATACAGTATTAGTTACTGACGCTGCTACTGGACTTAAAACTTTAAAGTGCTATGTATCTACAACAGCTGCTTCTGCTACACAAACTGCAGGTCAAGGAGCTGGTAACACAGATGCTACTTTATTACCATATTCTAAAGCTGCTATGACAGGTACATTTGCTGACAACGATCAGTTAAATATATTTGTATACGGTAAAGAATTTGCTAAAGGTAGTGCTAGCCAAAGCGGTGAGCTTAAGCCACAGTTCCAACAGTATAACAACAAGCCAATAATTATTAAAGATCACTTTAAAATTAATGGTTCTGATACTGC